TCTTAATGTAGGTGATCTCGATCTACAAGTTAAGTTCTTAGACTCCAGTAAGAGTTCTAAGCTATATGACTCTAATGTCTATATTCTACCTTTGGAAGATGTTCAGTTTTAACTTGATTATGCTACAATGTAGTGTATAATAGTTATAGTGATCGGAACAACTATAACAAACAACTTCCCTGAGGGCTATACTCCTAATCCCTCTCAAGTAAAGCTTCTAAAGAGTATTGATGAAGCTTTTGCAGCAGGTAAAAAATTCGTTATCTGTAATGCTCCTACTGGAGCTGGTAAGTCTTTTATCTCTAAGACTCTTGGTAATGCTTCTGGAGAAGCTCCTGATGAGTTTAGAGAGTTAGTTACTTCATATGCTGCTTTCAAGAGAGGCTCTTCAGGATATAAGTATGAAGAAGAGATGGAGGAGACAGCTCCCTTTGGCTGTACTGCTTTGACTATTACAAAAGCTCTACAAGATCAATACAAAGAGCTATTTGATGATGTTGAGGTCGTTAAGGGTAAGTCTAACTATCAATGTGTAGTAGATGAACGCTTTCCTGTAGATGTAGCTCCTTGTGTAAGCTCTCAGAACCTTAAAGCTGATTGCTGGGCTAAATGTAAGTGTCCTTATTATGAAGCTCGTAACAAAGCTCTAACTGCTCAGTTCAATACTCTTAACTATAATATGTTCTTTGCTCTTCCTGATCATCTTAAGAAGAGGCAGTTCTTGATTTGTGATGAGGCTTCTGAGCTAGAAGATCAGTTGGTAAAAGAGTTTACTTGTAAGATTGAGTATAAGTTTCTTGCTCGTATGGATATTGCTCCACGTGTGCTAACCTCAAGTATGAATGCTGTTAAGTGGTTGTCAGAACTACAAGTTGACCTTACTGATAAGATTGATGATATCAAAGAGATACTTAAGACAAGCAAGACTCGTAATAAGAAGTCTTTGATGGACCTTACTACCAATATGCAGAGGTTACAGAACCTAAAAGGTAAAGTAGATCTTGTAACTGACTCTTGGAGTGAGAGTGAGTATGTCCATACTAAAGATAGGGAAGGTATTACCTTTATGCCTCTTAAGGTTAATAACTTGGCTAAGAGACTATTTGACTTTGCTGATCAAGTCATCTTAATGTCAGCTACTATTATTGACCCTGATAACTTCTGTAAGAGTCTTGGTATTACTGATTATCAATATGTAGAAGCTGAGTCAAGCTTCGATCCAAAGAAGGCTCCTATCGTATGTAACCCTAAGTATAAGCTCAACTATCACCTTATGGAGAAGAACCTTCCTAAAGTGATTAGACAAGTAGCTGAGATTTGTAAGCATCACGGAGCTGATAAAGGTATCATTCATACTCATAACAATACTATTACCTCTAAATTGAGTACTATGCTTTATGGTGATAGGTTCTTGTATAGAGAGCCTGGTATTAAGAATGAGGATATTCTAGATCAGCATATGCTTAGTAGTGACCCTACTGTATTAGTATCTCCTTCAATGTCTTATGGAGTAGACTTGAAAGGTGATCTTGCAAAGTTTCAGATTATTATCAAAGCTCCATTCTTACCTACTAAAGATGTAAGGATTGAGAAGCTTATGAAGGCTGACTTTAGCTGGTATCAGAATAAGATGCTTTGTTCTTTGATTCAGTCTTGTGGTAGGGGTATCAGATCTACTAAGGATGAGTGCATTACTTATATTCTTGATGGTACTATTGTTGAGAATATTGTAAGAGCTAAACATAAGTTACCTAAATACTTCATCGATCGCTTCATTTAGCATTAAATAATAGTAGCTTTGAAGAAATATACATACAACTTCGAGATTAAGGACTTGCTCACGCAATTTATTGCTGCGTTTGATGATACGGTCATTAAGCGACACAATAAAGATAAAGAGCCAGAGCAAGAGATTGCTGTGAGATACGTGATGGCTCCTAAGCAGCGTATCATGTATGACATTATCAACAAAGCTCAAAATATAAAACTACCTGTTGTTAGTGTCGATCTCACTTCTGTATCTTATGATACAGAAAGAGTATTCAATAAGCTCGATAACTTTGATAACTATGGTGTTGATACTTCTTCTTCAATCAATACTCCTGTACCAGTTAACTTAGAAGTTAGCATGTCTATTCTTTGTAGGTATATGTCTGACATGGAGCAGATACTTTCTAACTTTATTCCATATACCAATCCATATATTGTACTTGCATGGAGAGAGCCTGTTGAAGAATCATTGCTTAGTGGAGGTAAGCCTTACAACCCTATTGAGATTAGATCTGAAGTCTTATGGAGTAATACAATCTCAATGAATCCTCCAAAGGATACAACCTATAGTGAGAAGTTTAGAATTGTTGCTGATACTGCCTTCACTATTAAGGGTTGGATGTTTAGAAATAAGAATGATAGATCTAATCCAATTTACTTTATTGATACTAACTTCATTAATACTGATTCATCTTATAGCTTTACACCAGCTATTACAGCTCAAGACTATGAAACATTCTTTGATAGCTTAACAGCAGATGCAGATGTTGAAACAGTATCACTTTCTGGATATCCTTTTGTTGACTCTGTATTCTATAATGCTTCTGGATTCCCAATGCCTATTGATAGTCCAGTAACTATTACTACACAAGCTAAACAACTTAATAAAGGTACATTTACCCTTATTGGTCAGAACTATAATGAGACTGAGTTTGTTCTCCTCTCATCTACTTCTGCTCTTACAGATACTCTTACATCAGTTGATACAACATATACAGGTACAGTTGATGGATATCTATTACCACTTTCAAGCTATACTGTACAGAGTGATACAGTAATGAATATTAATCTCTCTAATCTAAACGCACCTGGAACATTCCAAGTAGTAGTCAAGAACCCAGCAGGGTGGACTTCTACAGGAAGCATCTCTGGAGTATCCTTTACAACTGAATAAATATATTAAGATGGCAAACACAAATCCAACTAATGACGGAAGAGCAGCTACATTTGGTAGAAACCTTATGAACTATGTTTCAAATAGGCTTCCGTATGCTTCACAAGAAGATGATTCTCTTAATGATAAGTATAAGCACTTTGCTAAGAATGGTCAGCAGAGAGCAGAAGCACTTGTTAAGTCATCTGTAACATCTTCTAATCCTTATAACAATATCCCTATTGGTGACTTTGGTAAGGATGGCTCCTTCAATGATGTTATGTATGCATCGTTGGATCAAGACAAAGGTGGTCGTATGCGCGACTATCGTTCAATGGCTGCTAATAATGAAGTAGCAGAAGCTCTTGATGAGATTTGTGATGAGATGATCAATGCTGATGAGACTGGTCGCGTTATCAAGATTGCGTATGAGAACATTGAACTTGATGTAGATCAAAAGACAGATCTAGATAAAGAGTTTGATAAGTATGTTGACTTCTATGACCTCAAGTCAAAAGGTTGGCAGTACTTCCGTCAACTACTTGTTGAAGGTGAAGTTTACTTTGAGCAGATTCTACATGATGATTATGTTAAAGAAGGTGTTCTTGGTTTGATTAACATTCCTGCTGAGATTATTGACCCAGTTTATAATAACATTCAAAACATGATTGTTAAAGGCTTCATTTATAAGAAGCCAATCTTTAGTGCTACACAACCTAATAAGGTTGAAAAGACTGAAATGGTTCCTATGGAGCAAAACCAGATTGTTTATGCTAACTCTGGTGTCTATAATGATACTAAAGACTTTGTTATTCCTTTCCTTGAGAATGCTCGTCGCCCTTATCGTCAGCTTTCTCTTGTTGAAGATGCTATTGTTATTTACCGATTGGTAAGAGCTCCAGAACGTCTCGTATTCAACGTTGATGTTGGTAATATGGCTCCACCAAAGGCTGAAGCTTATCTTCGTAAGCTTATTCAGAACTATTGGTCAAAGAAGACTTTTGATAGTGATCAGAACAATGTTGTTAACAAGTTCAATCCTCAGTCAATGCTTGATGCATTCTGGTTTGCTAAGCGTCAAGGCTCTGAAGGTACTTCTGTTACTCAGCTTCCAGGAGGTTCTAATCTTGGTGAGTTGACTGATCTTATGTACTTCATTAAGAAGCTTTATAGAGCTCTTAAAGTACCTTCAACTCGTATTGATCCAGAAGATCGTACAGTTGATC